TAAACTTTATTATTGGCGGACCATCACAAGGTGGGGGATTAACTGCTGCTGATGCAACAGGTGACACCCACGCTACTAAAGTGATTGATATTGCTGAAGGAAGAAAAGATTGTGTAGCATTCATTTCACCTGCGAGAGCAGATGTTGTAAATGTTTCTGATCCAATTTCTGCTACAGTTAATGTTAAAGCTTTCGCTGACGGACTTGCTTCAAGTTCATATGCAGTAATAGATAGTGGATACAAATATCAGTATGACAAATACAATGATGTATACCGCCATGTTCCACTTTGTGGAGATATTGCTGGACTATGTGCTAGAACAGATGTAGTTTCAGACCCATGGTATTCACCTGCTGGTTACAGTAGAGGACAAATCCGTGGTGCTGTAAAACTTGCATTTAATCCTAACCAAACACAAAGAGATGATTTGTATAAAGCAAGGGTAAATCCTGTTGTTACATTTCCTGGACAAGGAACTTTGTTGTATGGCGATAAAACAGCACAAGCAAAACCAAGTGCATTTGATAGAATCAATGTAAGGAGACTTTTCATTGTTCTTGAAAAAGCGATTTCTACAGCTGCTAAATTCCAACTCTTTGAGTTCAATGATGAGTTCACAAGAGCAGGATTTAGAAACTTGATAGAACCGTTTTTGAGAGATGTACAAGGCAGACGAGGTATCACAGACTTTTCAGTAGTATGTGATGAAACAAATAATACTGGCGAAGTTATAGACAGGAACGAATTTGTGGCGGACATTTATGTTAAGCCAAATCGTTCTATTAACTTCATTAAACTTAACTTTATTGCTACAAGAACAGGCGTTGCCTTTTCAGAAGTAGCAGGCGCATAGGAGAGGAGAATAAAAAATGGCAAACGTATCAGATTTTATTTCTAAACTCAAAGGCGGCGGTGCTAGACAGAATCAGTTTAAGGTAACTTTACCTTTTCCTGGTTATGCAGCTGTAGGTGGTGAAACAGAAAGCTTGGCATTCTTATGCTCTGCTACTATATTACCTACTAGTGAGTTAGGTGAATTAACAGTAAATTTCCGTGGTAGACCAATCTACATGGCTGGTGATAGGACTTTCCAAACTTGGAGTACTACTATCATTAATGATACTGATATGGGTATCAGAAATGCTATTGAAAGATGGTCGAATGGTATCAACAACCATTCTGATAACGAAGGATTAAACAATCCTGTTGATTATCAAGTGGATGCTTTTGTTGACCACCTAGATAGAAATGGTAATACAATTAAAAGTTATACTTTTAGAGGTATGTGGCCAAGTATCGTAGGTCAAGTTGACTTAAACATGGACCAAGTAACAGCGCTCGAAACTTTTGAGTGTACTTGGAGATATCAATATTGGGAAAGTAACACTACAACATAAGTTGTGAATAACGGGGCGCCTTTTTAGGCGCCCTAAATATAATAAAAAGGAGTTAGTAGTGGCAGAAATCTTTGGATTTGAGATAAAAAGAAAACCGGTTAAGGCAACCAGTCAATCATTTACAGCACCAACAGCTGATGATGGTACCCAAACCATTATGGGTGGTTTTGGTGGCCAATATTTAGATATTGAAGGTGTTGTTAATAATGAGGCGGATGCGATTCGCAGGTATAGAGAAGTTGCAATACAACCTGAATGTGACCAGGCAGTTGAAGATATTATTAATGAAGCGATTGTAGTTGACGATAACCAAGGTGTTGTCCGTCTTAATATGAGTGCTGTTCCATTTAGTGCTGGTGTTAAAACTAAAATATCAGATGAGTTTAAAACTGTTCTTTCTCTTATGGAGTTTGAACAAAAGGGACATGACATCTTTCGTAGATGGTATGTTGATGGACGAATAGTATATCATAAAGTAATTGATCCTAAAAAAGTTAAAGAGGGAATAATTGAATTACGATATATTGATCCAAGAAAAATTAAAAAAGTAAGACAAGCAAAAGAAAAAGTTAAAGAATTTACACCATATGATCCTAATAAACCGGATGCAATAGAATTTGAGGAATTTTTTGTTTATAATGAAAAGGGTGTAAATCCTGGTTTAGCAGCAACAAGTCAAGGTTTGAAAATAGCAAAAGACGCTATTGCCTTTTGTCCTTCTGGTTTAGTTGACCAACAAAAAAATATGATATTGTCATATTTACATAAAGCAATTAAACCGGTCAATCAATTACGCATGATTGAGGATAGTGTTGTTATCTACCGTATTAGTAGAGCGCCAGAGAGAAGAATTTTTTATATTGATGTAGGTAATTTACCAAAGGTAAAAGCTGAACAATATTTAAAAGATGTAATGAACAGGTATAGAAATAAACTTGTTTATGACGCCTCAACAGGAGAGATTAGAGATGATAGACAATATATGTCTATGTTGGAGGACTTTTGGCTACCTAGGCGTGAAGGGGGAAGAGGTACGGAAATAACAACTTTACCAGGTGGTTCAAACCTAGGTGAAATTGATGATATAAAATATTTCCAAAAGAAATTATATCAATCATTGAATGTACCAGTTTCACGCTTAGAAGCTGAAGGCAGTTTTAATATGGGTCGGGCAACAGAAATTAATAGAGATGAAATGAAATTCTCTAAATTTGTTCACCGACTACGAAACAGATTTAATTCTTTATTCCATGATATATTAAAAACACAACTCATTCTTAAAGGTATTATTACCATTGAAGATTGGGAAAATAGTTTAGCACAGTCTATTAAGTATGAATATGTAAATGATGGTTATTTTGCAGAGGTTAAAGAAAGTGAAATGTTTAAGGACCGTATGGCAGTATTTGCTGACATGAAAAGTAATGAAATGGTTGGTACGTATTATTCAGAGGATTATGTAATGAAACGCATACTTAAAATGAGTGAAGAAGAAATTAAGTTAGAAAGAAAGAAAATAGAAAAAGAAGCAAAAGAAAAAGAAGCAGCAGAAGCTGAACAACAACCACCAGAAAATGGTGAACCAGAAAATGGTTATGAAGAAGGAGAAGATAATGACAACTTCAACTAAAAATATGATTGACGCTATAGCGAGCAATGATAACATTGAAGCAGAGAAACAATTTAAGTCTACATTAGCAACTAAAATAGGTGTAGAGTTAGATAACAAAAGAAAAGATTTAGCAGGTACAATAATGAACAAACCTGCAGAAACAAAAAATGATAACATTACACAGTCTACGGAAATTGACAATTGAAAAAGACGAGCATAAGCGCTCACCAGTCTATAAGAAATTGTCGCCAAAGGCAAAAAAAGCGGTTGATGATGTTATGACAATGTTAACAAAACAACCGTCAAAAGTTTTGAGTACATTCCCTAAAATAATTAAGGATGTATCAAAGAAATTTGGCATAGTGCCAAAGGATATAGAAGCCTATTTCAAAAAAGAAACAGGTCTAACCATATAAAGGAGAGTAAAAATGGCTATAGTTAACCCAAGAACACTTGTTGATAGTGAAACACGCTCAGTCTTGCAGTTTGAAATCTCAAATGATACAAACGCTGCTGTTGTGTGTGTTGACGCTTCAAGTTTACGAGGACATTCCTCTAACCCAACACTACACATAAGAAGTATTAAATGGAACACTACAGCGGCAACATCAAACTTAAAGTTTTTGTTTGACGCTACATCAAACGAACACGCAATTACTGTGCATGGTTCTGGTGAGTACGGTTTTCACGGTAAGCAACCATTGATTAAAAATGGTGAAGCTTCAGGTGTTACAGGAGATATTTTAATAACTAATGCAGCTGCGGCTACAGGCACAGTTATAATAGAAGTAACTAAATCTAAAGGTTACACCTATTCAGGACAAACTAGATAATGGCTGACGCTGTAACTAGTCAAACGATAACGGATGTTACTGGTTCCAAAACGGTAATGAAATTTACCAATAAGAGTGATGGAACAGGAGAGAGTTTAGTAGTAAAATTGGATGCAAGTGCATTAAACCACGCTTCGACTACTACTAAAATTGCTAGAGTAATATACAGTATAAACACTACGGATCCTAAAGGGTCCGTAGAAATGCTGTGGGATGGTGCTACAAATGCAACAGCTTTGTTTTTAGCCGGACAAGGTACTATGGATTTTCAAACACCTGCTATACAAATAACGAATAATGCTACAACACCAACTGGTGATGTGTTGTTCTCCACACACAATTTTGTAAATGGAGACAGTTATTCAGTTGTTTTAGAGGTTAGATAGTATAAATATATACAATAGGGGAAGAACAAACATGAAACTTATAAGAGAAGAATTAACAGATGTTCAGTTAATCGCTGAAGCTGATAAAAATGGTGATAAAACATATTCCATTAAAGGTACTTTTATGCAGGCGAACATTAAGAACAGAAATGGTCGTGTTTACCCTATGGAAGTATTAGAAAAAGAAGTAAATAGATATAGAAAAGAATTTATTGACCGTAAGAGAGCTTTTGGTGAGTTAGGACATCCAGAAGGACCAACTGTGAATTTAGAGAGAGTGTCACAT